ATAGAATTTTGCTTGTTTTTTTATTTTAATATTGTAAAATTAAAGATATAGGTCGATTTTAGATATTATCAATTTAAAATGTTTAAAAATATGAAAAATATTTTAAAAAAATTAAAAATTGCCTTATATAGCAGGACCACTTGGACAATTATTGTTTTGTTTATAATAAATGGAATTTATGGTGTTAGAGATTTAATTCCTGCTTCTGCTATTCCTGTAATAGATGGTATATTGGGAATTCTTGCTATATATTTTAGGGTAAATCCCAATGCAGAAAAAAGAGTTTAAAATGCCTAAAAAATTGATTTTACTACTTCTTATATTGATAGGAATTTTTATAGTTTTAAATAGAGAGGAAAAATATAACGAAGTAGATTTATATAAAGACGAAAGAGAATATAAAAACGAGAGAATAGTTAATTGGATAAATGAGTTAGAGAAATATGAATGTAGGAATTGTCCAGTAGGTTTTGTTAGATTAGATAAAAATAATAAATATTCTTATTCTTGCTTGCAGTTTCAAGAAGAAACATTTATGAGAAATTTAAAGAAATTTTATCCTGAAACCTATAACAGCATAGAAGGAGAAGAATGGAAGAATTTAATTTATGATTGTGATTTTCAAAAAGAATTGGCTTATAAAATGATAGAGAATGATAGAAAAGCAATATATAATTGGAGGACAAGTATTAGAAGAGGATTAGGGACTAAATTGGACTAAATTGGACTATTTTGAACTAAAAAGAACAGCGGAGTTATAACCGAATAGGTTTAAGTTCCGTTGTTTTTTTATTATAATATAATAATATGGATTTATTTATAGAACTAATTAAAAAAAATAAAATGCCTATTCCTATAAAGGAATATAAATTTTGTCATAATAGAAGATGGCGTTTTGATTATGCTTTTGTAGAGCAAAAAATTGCTATTGAACAAGAAGGTGGTGTTTGGATTAACGGAAGGCATAATAGAGGCAAAGGATTTTTAAATGATTTAGAAAAATATAACACTGCTACTATTATGGGGTGGAGAGTGTTAAGATATCCTCCTGATTTATTATATACGCAGGCAATTGAAGATTTAAAGAAATTATTGACCTGTGCATAACTTTACTTGACAAATAGTTTACAAAAAATATAATTGAATTAGAAGTGAATAACTTCTGAAAGGTCGGCAAATAAATTATAAATTAAACAAATAAAAAAATGGAAACATACTTATTATATAACGGAAAAGTAAAATTAAATTTTGACCCTATAAAGCACATTTACTATATGGAAAATGAAATTATATATGGGACAACAAATATAGTTGGTATAATTGAAAAGAAAGGATTAATATTTTGGGCAGTTAATCAGTGTATACAAAATTTAAAGAATATATGGAAAGCAGGAAAATCTTATGATGAGATTGAGATAAATAATATACTTCAATCATCAAAAGATATTCATAAAGAAAAAACAGACCAAGCGGCGATGATAGGAGAATATGTTCATAGTTGGATTGAAAAATATATTAAAGCAAAGATTAATAACACAGAATTACCAAAATTACCTGTAAATGAGAAGATTATAAATTCAGTAAAAGCATTTTTAAAATGGGAAAGTGAAAATAAAGTTGAGTGGATTGATAGTGAAAAGAAAATACTTTCTTTAAAATATAAATATGCGGGGACATTAGATGCAGAAGCAATTGTTAATGGTGAGTTGTCAATAATTGATTTTAAAACCTCTAATGGAATTTGGGATGAGTATTTATTACAAGTTTCAGCATATCTAAAAGCAAGAGAAGAAGAAACAAAACAGGATTATAAAAATGTTTATATCATTAGAATTGGAAAAGATGGAGAACTTGAAACAAAAAAAGTAAATGATAAAGAATTAAAAGATTGTTTTAAGGCATTTCTTGGATGTTTAGAAGTATATAAATGGAAAATGAAAAGAAAAGGAGAGGAAATAAATAAATTAAAAACTAATAAATAATAAAATATTATGACAGACGAAATAAAATTTGATAATACAGATGATATTTATTATAGGCAGGATTATGAAATATTTGCTCCATTTAAAAGCAATGATAGAATTTTTAATCATAATGACTTTTCTATTGAAACTTGGAGGGAAAATGGAAAAAAGATTGTTTTGATTAAAAATAAAAAAAAAGAGATTACTAAATAAATTATAAACTAAACAAAAAATATGAAAACAAAAATTAAAATAGAGAAAATATTTAAAAATAAAGTTAAAACAAAGTTAGGAGAAAAAGATAAATTTGTTTTAATAAGTGATAATATTGGATATTCCGGATGGGGTGAATGTCCGTATAAAGAAGGAGAAGAGGTTGAAATAGAATATGATGAGAATAGCAAATACGAAGGAAAAAACAATATTTATTATGACATTGTCTATAAAAAAAAGGAAACTGAAGAGTTATATTATTTAAAAACTATTTTAGACGAGATAAGAGATTTAAAAAGGATTATTGAAGAAGAAAATCAAAATGACACTTTATTTAATGATTAAAGTTGTTTGTCCCCTTTTAATTTAATCTATTTACCGCCTAATTTAATTTTATAGAGGTTTAAAACAGATTAAGGTATATTTTCCTGTCTGATGATTATAACCTCTTAAAAAGGCAAATAAAAGGGTGGTAAAAAAATAGATTATAAACTAAATAATAATATTATGGACTTAAATAAAGAAAATTGGGGTTGGTCTATTCCTGATAGTTTATTAGAAAGAATGGATTTAGATATGTATGAGAAGGTTTTAATAGCAATTATGGGAAGATTAGGAGCATTAGAAAGACCTATATTCCCAAGACAAAAATGGCTTGCTAAAAAATTAGGGATTACAGAAAGGGCGGTTAGAAATATATTAGAAAGATTAAAAAAGAAAGGAATTGTAAAATATGAAGGAAAGAGTTGGAAGATAGCAAAATACTCTTTAACAGAAGCATCTTTTAATTCATCACAGGAACATCGTTCCTCTGACTCACAGGAACATCGTTCCGGTGACTCACAGGAACATCGTTCCGGTGACAATAAAGATATACAAAGTAAAGATATACAAAGTATAGATATTATTAAAGAAAAAGAAAATAAAGAAAAAGAAAATAACTTTTCAGATAAAGATAGAAAAGAGTTAATATATTTATTTAAAGATGTAAATCCTAATTATAAAATATTATTTAGCAGGAAAAATCAATCTGACGCATTAGAAAGATTAATAAAAACACACGGAAGGAAAAAAATAGAATTTATTATTAAAATATTAGCAAAGACAAACAAAATGAAATATGCTCCCATAATAACAACCCCTATAAGTTTAGAAAATAAACTTGGAGATTTAATAGCATTTTTACAAAAAGAGAAAAATAAAGTAGATGAAAATAAAATTATAAAAATATGACAAAAGAAATAGTAAAAGAACAAAAAGTTATTATTTTAAAAAGTGGAGTTTATTTATATATAGATAAAGAAAGGGCTGATAAAATTATAAATTTAATTGAGAAAAGAAGATTTATAAATATAGATGGAAATTTAATAAACACATCTGATATTTCTGGAATATTTAATATTAAAGAGATTGAAGAAAATATAAGAAGGAAAAATGGACAATGGAAAGATAAAAATGGAATTTGGAGAAATAAAGGAGATACTATTTGTCCTATATGTGGAAATGTAGTTCCGAAAGGAATGTATTGTGGAAATTGTTATGGCTATTGACAAAATATTTACAGGATATATAATTAAATAATAACAAATTATAAACTAAAAAATAAATAATATGAAACTAAAAAGAACAAAGAAAAAACAAAGAGATTTTAAAAAAAAAGAAGCAATTATTTTATATAAAAAGGGATTTACTACAAGAGAGATAGGAAAATTACTTGGATATTCACACACTTGGGTTTATAAAATTATAAAGGAAAATAATAAATTAAAAAACTAAATAAATAAAAAATATGACAAACTTAATAAACTATTTAATAAAAATAAGAGAAAATTTAGAAAGAAATTGCCTTTATGAAGATGAGATAATAACAGAAGAGGAGGATAAAGAAGTTGAAAAAAACAAAGATAAAATACCTTTAATTTATGATTTTGATTATGAGAGATTTAAAAATATAACCGGATATTTACCTAATAAGTTAGATATACCTACTATTATAAGGAAAAGAGATAGTGAAAATGAAGATAAAGGGCTTTTAAAGAGTATTTTTGAAGGGGTTGAAAGATTAAAAAAAATAAATACAGGCAATATTTTATTAGATAAAGATGATATTAATAATTTATTATCAATATAAAAACTAATGATTAAGATAAAAATTACAAAACCACTATATGAGACAAGTGATTATTACGCAGTTGGAATTTATGATAGGAGAATAAAAGACGCTATAAGATTAGGAAGTTTAATAGAAATAGAAACGCAAGGAAAAAGAAAAGTATTTTCACCTAAATTTATTAAAGATAAGTGCCAGCAAATAGAGAAAGTTTATCTTTTACCAGAAAAGCCAATGAAAGAGTATATAGTTTATATTCCTAAAAAAGAAGAAAATAGTAAAGAAGATGAGATAGAAGATTTAGCAAAAAAGGGAATATTTGGATAATTAAAAATAAGATAAATGTCGGCAAAATAATAATTAAAAAATAATAAATAAAAACTATGGAAAAAAACAAAATAAATTATAATGACTTATCTTATGATGAAAAACTTGCTTGTATTTCTTTATTCCCGGAGGAAGCAAAGAGAGATAAAGATGAAGATATTAGGTTAGAAGCATACAGAGCATTGGGATTTACTGATGAAGCAAAGAGAGATGAAGATGAAGATATTAGGTTAGAAGCATACAGAGCATTGGGATTTACTGATGAAGCAAAGAAAGATGAAAATGAAGATATTAGGTTAGAAGCATACAGAGCATTGGGATTTACTGATGAAGCAAAGAGAGATGAATATTATCTTATTAGGTTAGAAGCATACAGAGCATTGGGATTTACTGATGAAGCAAAGAGAGATGAATATTATCTTATTAGGTTAGAAGCATACAGAGCGCTTGGATATACTGATGAAGCAAAGAGAGATGAATATTATCTTATTAGGTTAGAAGCATACAGAGCATGGGATTTACAGAGGAAGCAAAGAAAGATGAAAATGAAGATATTAGAGAAGAAGCAGAGATGTATTTTAAGATAAAAGATAAACTAAATTATTAAAAATTAAAATAAAAACTATGGAAATATTATTTATAACATTATTTCAAATTGCTATTTATATATTAATTATGTTTTGGTGCTATAAATTAGCAGAAAAAAAAGGAAGAAGCAAAAAACTTGCTTTATTATTTGGACTTCTTTTTGGAATTTTTGCTGTAATAGGATATTTATTGATTGGTAAAAAAGAAAACAATAAAAATTAAAAATAATATGAAAAATAAATATAAAGCAGTTTTAAGAAGCGAAATTAAAAAGAAAAATAATGATAGAGTGTTTAACTTTATATTAAACTTCTTTTAAAAAATGGAATGATGCCGACACTTCAAGAAATCGGAGAAGAATTTAATTTTACAAGGGAAAGGGCAAGAATGATATCTGAAAGATTAGTGGAAGAAAAAAGGCTGATTAAAGGAAAAGAAAAAAAAGCAAGACAAGCATTTATTATAAATCCTTATTATTTATTAAAAAATAAAAAAATAAAAAAATGAAGCTTCTTTTTTTAAAACATAAAACAATTAAGCCGTATGAGAATGAATTGAATGAAGAATATAGATATTTTAGAAAATGGCTTAAAAAATTGGGAATTCCTTATGTTATAGATTATAAAGATTTTGATGATGAATTGGAATATCAGGAATATAATAACAATAATAGCAACATAAACTCTTTATATGCTTTATCACAAAATTTTATGAAAAAGATGAGTGGGAAATACGAAACTCCTGGTGAATATCACATTATATATTTTTTACACGCTCCCACTCACTCTGAATCTAATAAAGCATTTACAACTCATTACTGGAATGATTTTAATGGAAGCGTTTGCGTTGATATGCCTATAAGCGAAGAATTTGCTAAAAGGCCTGATAATTGGGTTTGGAGGGCTTTTGCTCACGAAACAATACACGCATTTTTTGGAATTTTAAGAAATGCCTGGAAAATAAATATTACTGATTATCTGGACCAGGCTTGTATGGAGTATAAAAAATCAAATCCGAAAGCAACAGAAGAGGAAATGACATTGATATGCGAGAATGTTTATCATAACTCAATTGAACCTTATAAAGACAAGTTATTTGCTGATTTGCCGATAAAAGGAATAGCAACAACAATGATAGCGATAATTGGAATTTTAAATAGCATTGTAGAGATTTTAAAAAAGAAATTAGAGGCTTCTAAAATACAAAATAGAGAAGATGTGATAAATAGATTAGCAAAAACGATAGCAAAACAAGAAGGATTTTATGTTAAAGGAAGTTTAGCGAAGAGAAATAATAATCCTGGAAATTTAGTTTATGTCGGACAGAAAAATGCGGTATTAGGGGAAAAAGGATTTGCTAAATTTATGACAGAAGAAGATGGGTGGAATGCTTTATATTCTCAATTAAATTATATTTGGGACGGAAAGAGCAAGTATTACACAACAGATATGACTATTAGCGAATTTGTAGATGTTTGGGCTTCTACATCTCATTTGAATGAAAGAAAAGCGTATGCTAACGCAATAGCGAATGAATTTAATACAAGCATAAATACTAAATTAAAAGATTTATAAATAAAAATAAAACTATGGACGAAAATTTTAATAAAGATGAATTTATTAAAAAATATAATAAAAAAATAATAGAAAATCTTTTTAATTCAAAAGCGGGAGAAGAAATTAAAAACAGATGGAAGGAAGAATATAAAGACAAAATAAACGAAATACTATCAGAGAAAATAACTCCATCGGAAAAAATTAAAAAGATAAATGAATTATTTAAATGAAAAAAGAATTTATTAAAGTTGGTGTAAATAATTATGTAAGATGTCCAAAGTGTAAGAGAGTAAGGAATATAGATGATGCGCCAGAATGTCCTGTGTGTAAATATAGGAATGAAAGAAAAAAATATAGATTGATATTCTCAAAATATGACAAATAAAACTAATTATGATATAATAAAATAATAGGAAAATAAAGGATAAATGAGATATTCAGAAGAAAGACAACAAGAACACATAAGAAGAATTAGAAGAGTGTTGGTGATGAAACCTAACGCAAGTATTTTAGATATACAAAAAGAGTTAGAAAAAAGCAAAGTTCCTATTCATTTAAACAAAGATTATATAAATAGATTATTAAGAAAAATAAGAAAAGAAAGAATAAAAAGAATGGATTATTATACGATAAATAAAGTATTAGCGGAATTTCAGGACGAAATAGAAGAATTAAAAAGAAGATTATGGATTATTATAAAAGATAAAGACTCATCTAAAAAAGATAAAATATTGGCTATAAAAGAATTAAGAACAAGTAGTAATGATTTATTTGATAAAATGTTTGATGCTGGAATATTTGAAAGAAAATTAGGACAATTAGAAATAGAAAACTCTCTTTCAGAAGAAGAAAGAGATTTGATTAAAAAAGTTTTAGATATAGAATATAATAAAAATGATGACAATAAAGACAATAAAGAAGAAAACAATGAATTGAAAGAAAATAAAGATGGAACAAATAATAAATGACATAGAAAATAAAATAAGCAACAACCAAGAATTTAGAAGGGCGTTAGCAAGAAGCAATTTATTGTGGTTTTCAAGAATTTATTTTGGCAATTATTTTTTTTACAAAACCGCTGATTTTCAAAAAGAAATTTATAAAGAATTAGAAGACGATAATAATAAATTTCTTGAAATAATATCTTTTAGAGGAAGCGGAAAGACAACAATCTCAATGTTATTTTATCCTATATGGGCAATGATTACAGGCAAAGCCCATTTTATTGTTTTAATATCAGATACATTTTCGCAAATAAAAGAACACATTTACAACATAAAAACAGAATTGGAAAACAATTCTTTATTAAAAAAAGATTTTGGACCTTTTAATATTTTAGAAAACGCAAAATCAGAAGAATGGCAAAAAACATCTATTATTATTCCTACATACGACACAAAAATAGTTGGAAAATCAACAGGACAAAAAGTTAGGGGGATAAGATATAAGCAATGGAGACCAGATTTAGTTATAATTGATGATATTGAAGATGTAGAGATGATAAGAACAAAAGAGCAAAGAGACAAAACTCATAGATGGTTGGTGGGAAATGTTATGCCAGCAGGAGAGGCTAAAAAAACAAAATTTATTCTTATAGGAAACTTACTTCATTCAGACGGAGTAATGTCAAGAATTGAAAAAGAGATTAAAGATAAAATAAGAGATGGAAAAGTTTTGAAAATACCATTGATAAATGATAGAAATGAAATCGCTTGGCCAGACAAGTTTCCTAATGAGGAAGTAATAGAAGAAGAAAAAAGAAAAATCGGATATAACGATTCGATAGGAATGAGGTCGTGGCAAAGAGAATATTTATTAAGAATTGTGCCAGAAGAAGGACAAGTGATAAAAGATGATTGGATTAAATATTATGATGAGTTGCCAAAAGATGAAAATATAATATCAAAAGGGACAGGAGTTGATTTAGCGATATCTAAAAAATCTACTGCTGATTATACCGCAATGGTTAGCGGAGTGATGGCAGTTGTTAATAACAAACCAACGATATATGTAATGCCTAATCCAGTGAACGAAAGATTAAGCGGTTTTGAAACAACGAATAAAGCATCTATTGTAAGCAATATATTAGGAAATGGAACTAATACTCCTTTGTGGGTTGAAGATGTCGCTTATCAAGCAATGCAGATTGAAGCAATGCAGAAGGCAGGATTACCAGCAATAGGAGTTAAGGTTAGTTCTGATAAAAGAGCAAGATTAATGACAATATCTTCTTACATAGAAAACGGAATGGTATTGTTTCCTAAAAAAGGCTGTGAGGATTTATTGATACAACTTTTAAACTTTGGAATTGAAGAACACGATGATTTAGTTGACGCTTTTGTATTTTTAGTTTATGGATTAATGACGCAATATTCACAATCGCCAACTATTACCTGGTTTTAATTTGACAATGAAATAAAATAATAATATAATTTAATAAATTAAAATATTTTTTATGAGCATTTTTTCTAATTTTAAAAAAATATTTTTACCAAATAAAACAAAAACATTTTTAGATGATTTAGACGATGATTTTGATTATCCATCAAGAAGAAGTTTTTTTTCAGATTATAACAAAACAAAATTTTTATACTCTTACTCAAAATCAGTTTATGTTTATGCTTGCGTTTCAAGAATAGCGGAAAGCGTTTCAGCAATTGATTTTAAACTTTTTAAAATCTTAAACAATAGAGGTGAGGTTGAAGAGATATTATCGCATCCTATTTTAGATTTGTTATATCGTGTAAATCCTTTTTACACAAAAGAGGAATTTATTCAAACAGATGTTATAAACAGAAAATTGTCAGGTGATAGTTTTATTTTAAAAGTAAGAAATAATAAAAATGTAGTTGTGGAGTTATGGAATATAAGGCCTGATTTAATTACAATTGTAGAAGACGAGGAAAACTTTATTAAATATTATGAGATAGTTCAAGATGGAAAAACAAAAAGAATTGACAAAAACGATATCATTCACATAAAGTATCCATCGCCATTAAGTTATTACTTAGGAATGTCGCCAGTGTTGCCAGCAGAAGAAAGAATTGAAATTGAAGAATTTGCTAATAATTATCAGAGAAACTTTTTCATAAATAACGCAAGGCCAGATGGAATAATAGAAGTTCCCACTTATTTAAATCCTATTCAAGTTAAGGAATTGATAATGGGGTGGGAAAAAAGACATAAAGGAGATGGAAAAAGCAGTAGGTTAGGAGTATTAACTAACGGAGCGAAATATAATCAAATATCGTTGAGTCAAAAAGAGATGGACTATATTGAATCGATGAAATTTACAAGAGATGACATTCTTGTAGCATTTAAGGTGCCAAAGCCTATTGTAGCGATATTAGATGATGTTAATAGGGCAAATAGTTTAACGGCACAACAGATATTTATAAGAGAAACAATTATTCCTGAAATGAGATTATTAGTTAATAAATTAAATGAAGAGTTGATTATTCCTGAATTCGGTGAAGAGTATTATTTAGATTTTGTTGACCCAACGCCAGAGGATAGAGAATTAAAATTACAAGAATTACAAGCAGGAATTGATAAATGGATTACAATAAATGAAGCAAGAAAAATGTTTAACTTGCCTGCTATAACAGGAGGAGATGTTTTGTTTAGGCCTTTAACTGATAATATTATAGAAGCAGAAGTTGAAAAAACAAAACTATATAATATTAAATCGTTGCACGGAAGAAGGGCTTTAAAAATTAAGAACGAATTAAAAGAAAAAATATATAATGATAATATAATTAAAAAGAATTTTAGCAGGTCATTGTTTAAAGACACTGAAAAAAGAAAACAATATTCTGAGTATGTTATAAGAGACATAGAAAATAAAAAAAATAGAATGAGGCAATTAGTGGTAAGATTAGCAAATCAGGAAAGAGATGAAGTAATTAAAAATTTTACCAAGGAAAGGCCAAAAACAAAAAGAGAAATTAAAAAATTATTGAACAAAGAAGAAGAGGAAAATAAATTTATTGAAAATATATTCCCTTTATATGTTTCAATTTTTCAAGAGGCAGGGGATAAAGCGATGAAATTATTGAGAATTGACAAGCCCTTTGACATTCATAAAAGTTATAAAAAAATAAACACAGGAAAAGAAATAAATAGAATGCTAAAAGAAAGAGCAAAATTGTTTGCCCATTCAGTTATAGGAACAACGCTTGATAAATTAGCCGATAGTTTATCAGTAGGAATAGAGGAAGGAAAATCAATTCCTGAATTAAAAGAAATAATAAAAGATGTTTACAGAGAATTTAGCGATTATAGATCAGAGACAATAGCAAGAACAGAAACAAACGCAGTTGTAAACGAAGCACACATTGAAGCGTATAGGCAAAGCGAGGTTGTAGAAGGTAAAGAATGGGTTGCTACTTTAGATGATAGAGTAAGGCCAGAGCATTTAGCAATTGATGGTGAAATTGTAGAATTAGATAAGCCGTTTTCAAATAATTTAATGTATCCTTGCGAGCCAAATTGTCGTTGTACGATTGCTCCCGTAGTGATAAATTTATCAAATAAAATTTAATGGATTTAGTTTATTTAACAAAAAGAGAAATTTTAAATGACAATATTGAGTTAAGATATTCTTTAAGAAGTGCTGAAAAAAATTTAAAGTTTGATAATGTTTTTCTTATAGGATATAAACCAGATTTTATTAAAAATGTTAATTTTATAAAATACAACGATATTAAAAATAACAAATACAATAATGTTTATGAAAAGATGAAAATAATATTAGAGACAAAAGAGATATCAGATAATTTTATTTTGTCAAACGATGATTTTTTTATCTTAAAAGAATATAACGAAATACCTTATTACTATAAAGGAACACTAGAATATTATTATATGAATTACCAGTATAAAGAAAGTTATTATTATAAAGAAGGAATAAAAAAATTATATGAAGAATTTAAAAACGGATTATTTTTCGGTGTTCATTTCCCAATAGTTTATAATAAAGAAAAATTAAAATTTATTATAGACAAATATAAAAGTAATACAATGTTAAGAAGTTATTATTGTAATTATTTTATTAAAGAAATAAATCCAGTTTTTACCGATGATTTTAAAATATTAGATGTTAAAGAAATAGAAAAATATAATAATTGTCCATTTATTAGCACAACAAATCTTGTTGCGTCAACAACAGAATTTAAAAGTTTTATAAATAATAAATTTTGTAATCCATCAAAATATGAATTATAAAATTAAATAAAATAATATGAATTTTATTAAAAAAACATTTAGCGTTGAAGTAGAAAATATAGATGAAGAAAACGGAATAATAAGAGCAATCTTTTCATCAGGATTGCCTGATAGAGATGGTGAAATGATAGACCAAGAAACTTGGAATTTAGAGGAATACAAGAAAAATCCTGTTGTTTTATGGTCGCACGACCAGTTGAGCCCTCCTATCGGACAGATGATAGATATTTTTGTAAATGATGATAAAATGCTTGAAGGTAAAATAAAGTTTGCTATTAACGAATATGATTTTGCTAATACAATTTATAAATTATATGCTGGAAAGTTTATAAGAGCGTTTTCAATTGGTTTTAATTCAGAAGATTATGAAGAAGTAAATGGAGTTAGAGTTTTGAAAAACAATACTTTACTTGAAATATCGGCCGTAAATATACCGGCAGATGCGTTAGCGTTAGCCAAATCAAAAGGAATAAATACTTGTTGTTTAGAGAAAGCATACAAAAAATATAATAAAAAAAGCCCTGCTTGTAGGTTAGATGATGAAACAAAAAATGAGTGTGTAGCAAGGAAAATACCAGAGATATTAGACGAAAATCCTGATATGAAACAAGAA